GAACTTATTCAGGCGGAAGATAAAAAAATTACAATATCTGCGGGGGATGTTACGACAAAACCTACGACAAAAGATAAAGTTCTTATTTCAACTATTGTACATAATATTCTTCGCGTCCTTACTAAAACATCAGGCGGAACCGATATTTCTTATACACTTTATTTAAGAACATGAAAACTATAAAATTAGGAGAAATTGGAGACTATTCAGAAGAACAAGTAAACGCTTTATTGTCTGTTGTTATTTTGACCGCTGATCGAATAGTTAAAGAAGGTTCGCCTGTTGATACTGGAAGACTTGCTGTTTCTTGGCAGATAGGAGAAAACGCAGAAAGCGGCGCACCCGCAAAGGAAGGCAAATATGGAGCTAAAGGATTGGGAACTGTAGTAAGACCGCCAACGACTTTAAATTATCAACTAGGAAAAGAAAATTTTAGAAAAAAATATAATTTACATAATAATGTTCCATACGCTGAACCTGTTATGTTTGGGACAAGTTTACCGCCGTCTTGGGGTGGTACATACAGGAGCAAACAAGGATTGAAAGCAAAACATCTTGATCTGTTGGCAAAAGAAATCGCGGCTGAAGTCGATGATTTATATAGACAAATAAGGGGTAAATAATGGCCGCTATTGACTTAAACACAGTTAGAGCAACAATCGAAGCTAGAGTTGCGACAGAGCTTGCCAGTAGCCCCGCAATTCCTGTTGTTTTTCATAATATGTCGTTTGATAGTAGTGCTGTAACAACCTTTGTTCAATGCCTTACAACATTTGGCGAAAGTAATTATTTAACGCTCGGAAATGCAAGCGGACACAATCGTGTAAATGGAATTGTTGTTTTTAATATCTTTACACCGCAGGGAATAGGTTCAGGCGATAATTACACAATCGGCAAAAGGTTGCGGGATTTGTACAATCGAATTACAGTTTCTAGTGTGATCTTCGACAGCCCAATCGGGCCGGAGGTCATTGACAATCCAAATCCTGAAGGTCAGTTTCAAACACAACTGCGAATGACCTTTGAAATTTTTGAGGAACTTTAATTATGCCAAAACTTGAAATCACAGAAGAAATGCTTGACGCTATTGAAGCTGTCAAAGGTGTAAGAGATTCAAGAATGTGGGATCCTAACTGTAAAAGATATATGGAGAATCAAAAAAATTTAAAAAAAGATGTAAAAAAGACTGAAAAGGGTTAATATATTTATAAATCTTTCTTTTTTTTGTTATGGCTGCTGTAAAAGGTGATGTC